AGTCTGTGCGAATGGATTAACTTGCAAGCCATATCGTGTCTTGAAACCAATCTTCGGCTGGAAGGAATTCTCACCTACCGCACGAACCATCTGCAACGGAACGTATGGGCAGTAGAAAATACCAGCATCATAAGGCGATGTACCTTTGTATCCAACCAAGTAGTACTGCGATGCGTTGGCACCAGCAGGTGTACCGGCAGTCGGATAAGGAACGCCCATATTCATGTAAGGATCGACATAGACTTTAAAGCGACCATTCAAAACACCAGCGAATGTGTTGCCTGTAGAATCTACATTGAGGTTGTCGGACAGGTTAGAACCATAATCCAACAGACCAGCCATTGTCAGAGCGGACGCAACGTCAGCGGAGCAAAGGATAATGTTACCTTTACCACGGCGAGTATCACGAGCGATCATGTTCGCATCACGTTCGATAGCAAACATAAGACCTTTGAACTTCTCAACAGACCAGCGACCATTGGAGTCAGTATTAAGATCAAAAATACCAGGCGTGGTGGTGTTTGTAGCAGCACCCATCACGGCATTCTTGTAAATAGTACGGACCACTTCACGGTTGATTTCAGCAAGAATTTCAGAACTTAGGATATTCGCAAGTTCTGTTTCTGCGTCTAGACCATGAATGGCTTTCAAGTCCTGAGCAAGTTCCATCGTGTATTCAGCTTTCAGCGCACGGGACTTTGCAGTCACGGTTGCTTTCTCAATACTAAATGCCATCTCAGCGAATGAGTTAGCAGCACTGTCGCCTAGGGCTTCAGCAGCAGCTGTTGTCATCGCAGTACCTGTCTGGAAGTTAGCAGCACTCAAATTCTTGAGTACGTTAGAGCCAACATTAGTACCTGTACCAGCAAATTTGGTCTGAGCTTCATTGAACAGAGCTTCTGTACCTGTTTGGTTAGTATATCGAGCCTTCATCGCAAAGATAAGTCCAGTAGGACCGGTCATTGGCTGAACGCCGCAGATATCATAAGCAATTAGTGAAGGCATCGCACGGCGAACCAGCGAAATCAGGATCGGATCCCAATTAGCAATGCTTGCGCCTGTAGCGTTGGTTGGAGCTGCTTCTGAAAGAAATGCTGCATCTTCTCGCATTGCCCGCTCTTGGTTTTCCAGGATTACTGTGGTGACTGCCCGACGATAGCTATCTTTAATCTCGGGGAGGTCTGGATGAGCCAATACTGGCTGCCACTTTTCCTGTAGGTGTTCCGTTTGAAACATTTTTATTTTCTCCCTATTTTTGTTGTGTAAACTTATTTAGCCTTGCTGTTCGCGGATATGATTCCGAGAAATAGCAGACATATAAGCAGCCATCGTTTGGGGAACGTCACCTTCTTCTAGACTAGGTGTGCCACCCTCATTTACAGGTGCTGCTGTGTCATCTTGGTTACTTGTTTGAGCTTTTGGAAAATATGACTCTTTGATCGTTTCGACTTTCTCACGAAAATCAGCCTCGTTCTCATAGTTAATATTTTCAGCAAGACCTGCAAACTTCTCTACCTCGGTATCTGCAAGATCCGAAGCCACATCTAAAAGAATTTCATGTCTTTTCAGTTCATCATTATCTTTAGATAGTCCAATATTTGTCTCTAATGCTTCGTTCAACTTACTCTCAAGCTCGTCAACCTTTTCGGCCGCGGCATCAAGCATATCAAACTGCTCATCAGGAACAGAAATATTATGATCTTCAAATAAAGTTTTAAGACCTGTGATGAATCCTTCTGCAATTTCCGCTTTCATTCTATGAGCAACGGGAACTTCATTTTTCCTCATCCATTCTTCTACAACATAGTTGAGATAGTCATCGACTTTCTCCGCCATATCATTCTTCGCTTCTTCAATTTCAGAATTGAACTTCGCTGTGTATGTCTCGTCAAGATGTTCTAACTCTGAACGAAGCTTCGCACGGACTGCTGCTTCGAAAATCGTAGCAGCCTTCTTCTTAAACTCCTCTGAAAGTTCACCACCTTCAGTCAGGGCATTAACATCATCAGAGAGATCCATAGCAGAAACTCGCTCTTCTATTGTTTCTTCTTCTACTTCTGATGTCTCGGCAATAGCTTCAAGATTCTCATCTTCTTCAACTTCTTCACGAGCGCCAGCCTTCATAGGACCACTACCATCACCTACTGCTTTAGCAGATGCGGCTGAAGGCTTACCCTTGCGAGGTAGAGCTTTTGATTGAGAAGCTTTCTTTGAAGCCTCTTTACCGGGATCAGAAGGAGCATCAGGAGAAACAACAGCAGGACCCATGTCTTGTACCTCACCAGCCAGCTTTTCAGCCGGCATGGCGGCACCAGCACCTTTCTTTGGGGCATCTGCGGCCACTTCGTCTAGTTGCGTATCATCTGCAAATGATTCTGCAGCAATAGCTTCTAGTTCTGCGTTGATATCTGTCATCGTTGGATAACTCCCTTGTTATTTATAAAGTATATAAGTTATTTATAATATTTAAATTTTAGACATAAAATCTTCAAATATCTGAGCATTCTTTACTTCTCTTGCCTGCGCAAATTCATATTTTCTATCTAATTGTTTCTTATATTCTTCAATATCCATCTCTTTAATTATGCCGTTATCCCATATCCACTCTTTACCTTCCATAATACCCTCTACGAAAGCATTGGGTGCAGAAGGATCTGCAACAATATCGGCCGCAGTCGCCAAATAAAAATCATCTTTGACTACCTGCATTCTACCTCTAGGTTCAAGTGAACCCATACCTCGGGACGAAACCCCTAACTTGGCACCTTCGTCTATGAGATTCTTTACAATTTTACCGTAAGGTGTATCCATTACCTTTGCCTCACCGATGAAATTCTGACCATCTTGTTTGAGACTAGTAATCATATGTGATACTCGTTCTAAATTTACGGTAGGGCCATCTGGATGTCCCAGTTCGCCAAATGCACGTTTCTGATTGACGTATTCTTTGTTATATCTTTTTACTTCCTTAGCAAGAACTTGCTCAGGATACATACGTCCATTCCGATTCTTTATCTCGGACTGCATGAATACACCTTTGATGCGATAGTTTTTCTTACCACCTTCTTCAGCTTCAACTATGTAATCAATATGGTCAACGTGTTCTGATATTAGTTTCATTTATTCTTCCTCTGAAGGAACTTCTGCCGGGTCTCCTGTGATTCCGGTATCAATGCCCGATGTAGGCTCAGGTAGTGGGTATTCAAACGCAGTTCTTGCAAATTCGTGTTTGGAGTTTACCCACGCATCTTCTCTTTTTTGCTGAAGAGCTGAATCAAAAGCCGCATTAGCAGCGTTTAAATCACCAGATGTGATAGCATCAACCATGCCTCTAATTTCTTTAGTCATAATATTAATTCCTCATTTCTTATATTTATAAGTTTCTATTTTCCGACTCATCATCTTCATCATCAGCATCGTCAGGTTCTTGATCGTCAGCATATGCAGGTTCTTGTTCAATACCTCTAGAAGGATCACCAAATCCACCTTCAGGACCACCCATATCTTGACCAGCGACAGGATCAATCTTACCTGATTTTCGTTCATCATCAATCTGACGATCAATTTCTTCCATCTCCAACTTGGTCTGTTGCAATACGTTCTTTCGTATCCATTCAATAGAGAAATATGTACCAATATAATCAGAGACACCAGCCAATTGTTCTACTCTATCTTTCAATAATTCACTTTCTTTCATTTCAAAGAAGTGATTATCGTCATTGAAATCGTATATAATAGACTCTCTAATATCTTCCCAATCTTCCACAGTAAGAATACCCTTCAATACCAGTTGTGTCTTTAATAGATCAGCAAATAAACCTGAGAATCTTTTTCGTAGTCTCTGAATAAATTTTGTAAACTTAATTTCGTCCCGTGTAATTTCGGATGATCGGCCCATATTGAAACCGGAGTCTGACATCAAACGAGAAACTGGAATGTTCAGCGACTTATAAAGTTTTTCTTGGAAGTAAGTTACATCTGCCATCTCACCTAGATTTTGTCCACCAGGCAATGTTGTAATCTCTGTACCTCTACCACCTTCCCTGCGCGGCAACCAGAAATCTTCCAACATTGACATTTGATTTCGGTCATCTTTAACTTCACCAGTAGAACCATCATACACAACCTTATTGCGGTAACGACTCATCACATCTTTGAGATAAGCTTCCGCCTTAGGTTTGGGTAGATTGCCTACATCAATATAAAAGATTCTTCGTTCAGGCGCACGACTGATGCGATAGATAACCAACGCATCTTCCATCATACGGAGTTGGTTGGTAGGTTTGATCGCCTTCTGTAAGTAACCGTAAACTTGTTTAGTTGTTGGGTTATAGATTCCCGATGTTACATAAGCAATAGCATCAGGTGCAATCTTTAATCCTTGTGCATTTTTAACACCAGGACCTGTGAAGCTTGTCATTCCCGGATAAACACCAGAATCATTAAAGATAAAAAATTCTTGTGTCTTTTGTACTAAATCAATCTCACTAGAATTTTCTTTATTAGCTTCTTTTCCTTTTTCTATAACACGAACTTTTTTAATAAACTTAGGATCAACATAACGAACTTCAGCTATACCTTTTCTAGCTTGTTTCTGATCTACTAGTTTGTGATAAAAAATACGACCATCTATATACCAACGCCGAAATATATCGTGTCCTCTATATTTCCAATCCAATAGACGTAGAATTTCTGTGAACTCTAAATTTATTTTTTTCTTAATGGACTCAGACATTTTAACTAGATCAAGGTCTAGTTTTACAGATGTGTCCGTTTCGTCAGCCGTAACGGCTTCGTTGATAATATCTTCTATTGCTTGATCGCACTCCGGAGCTTCAGATGTTGTGCGATATTTACGAATCAGATCCCAGTCATTTTTTGCAACCTTATCAAGGTTTACATATTGGCTAAAGAACCCAGCACCACCAGCAATATCCAGTGTGCCTTCTTCGTCAGAAGGGGCGACAAAGGATTTCGCCTTTGCCGCCTCTTTCTTCTTAAACTCAAATCCAAATAATTCTGCCATACAACTATTTATACAAACTAGAGCAGAACTATTTTAGGACTTTAACCTCTTAACTTACTATCCTGGAGTTGCGTCCGTCTGAACACCACCAACTATACCACCACCAGATTGTGAATGCATATAATTGAATCGCCATGTAACACCAAATTCCATTACTGCGTCATTGGTATCATAAGCAAGATCAATTGGATCAATCGTCTGTGGCCAAATTTGAAATAGTGTATAGGTGTTGACTGCTTTATCGTTTCGATCCATCTGCGTAACTTTAGCTTCACCATAGTATAATTCAGGATTCTGCAAACCAGTTGACATTTGTCCCATGTCCTGCATTGCATCAGACCATTGCTCGAGTTGTCCTCGAATAGTCCATGCAGCATCACTAAAGACTGTGGTTGTCCACGCATCAAATGTACGATCACCAGCAACAAATACTTGCCGACCACGATAAGGTACTGCTACCTCACCAATAGTCTGTGCAGGAATCTGAGCTGAACGACATAAAAATGTGAAAATTTCACCCTGTAAGCCAGGCGCAGGCGGAGCAGAAGTTATCTGAACTTGAAACTGATTAGCACGAGCACCACCACCACTGAGGTTTTGGACGAATTGTGTAATATTAGGCATTTGTCATTTCCCCCTTAACCGGCTCTGCCGACTACTTCACTGAACTCAACATCTGTGCGAGTTGCAATAAAGGTCAGTGTGATGAAGTTGATAGACCTTGCTGGTTTGATATAGAAATCAGCACGGAACTCGTTATTATCAATAACCTGGCCTGTGTTGTTTGATTCATCACACACAGTTAGGAAGTCAATAATAC